AATATGAGTGGATGTAAATTCATTTTGATAATTTAATTTATTTAGTTTAAATAATGGGAAATCTTTAAGATTTAACCAAGTAATAACCTCATCACCATCATTCCAATCGTCTGTAACACTTCGTGGCAGATTTGGTAAAACAATATCGGTATAAAATTTTACATAATTTTTAGCACCTAAATATCCTTTATTTACCAATTTTTTTAATGATTTCCACCGCTCAAATATTTCTTGCTCATTATCAACAGTAACGCGTATTGGGATATAAATATTGCCGTCAATATCGACATCAATAACTGTGATAAATTTAAATAAATTATTTGCCGTTAATACGGTATTATTTATTTTGATCCCACTAGTAGTAGCCATAATAAACCCTTATCCCGCGATTATTTTCATTTCCAACCGCCCCGAGCGCAGCTCTCGAAAAGTGCCCCCATTGGAAACCGATAACTTTGTTATCTTGGATAATTGCTAAAATCTCAGTGTCGGGGAGCGGCTCGGTTACTTGTAAGCAAGTCGGAAAATACCAAAATGACTTATCATCAGGTATAACGGCTCCTATGTCCGTAACTTTAAAAGATCCACTCCCTCGGATGTCAATAAACCCAAGGCACACCGTGTTTGAGTTGCCGGTGTGAAAATATGGCTCATTATTGATAAGCGTCATCAACCCATAGCCGCCCATAATCACTCCTGCCAAACTTGAGAAACGTGATCTATGTCGTAATCACATTTAACCTCTTTGCGATAAAACGGCGACCCCTCTACGGCTGTCAATGCGCGTAACGCAAACAAGCTCGGATCGACACTAAATCTTGGGCAATCATTGACTGTCAAAAATGTAACTAGTGATTCCCCGCGCTCCAAAAAGGATTGCTTACTGCCCCAACTTATAAGCTCGATTGTTGTATTTTTATTGATGTAATCAATAGTCAAACGCCCGGCAATATGCCAGGCGCAAATAGGTTTTTCTGTAAACGATTTTTCAATCGGTACAGGCTCATCTATGTAATACATAAATCTCCTTAGGATAATTTACCCACTCGTACAGACTCTGTTCCGCCTTCCCAAACGTGCAATGCTCTTGTTGCGCTGTTTAGCTCAATGCCACCGGTTGCATCTCGTGCAATCAATCTAAACCCGCCAGTGCTTTGCACCTCAAACATCGTGCCAAAATTGCCGTTTAGCTTGCCGATTTTAAGCGAGCCGGCAGTAACGCTGCCCAAATCCGAGCTCACCGCAGATAGAGAGTCAACATTAAGCAGATTGGCTGTTAATGACTTGGTGGCAATATGTCTTGCGTCAAGTGATTCTGTTGCAACGTGTTTAGCTCCAACCGCACCGGTTGCGATTTCGTTTGCCGTTACCGCGCCTGTTGCAATTTTTGCGGTGGTGACAGAGTTTGCGGCAAGGTGATTTGCTTGGATTGCGTTTGTCGCAATCTGCATTGCCGTAAGTTTCCCAACAATTTTTTCCGCTTCCACGGCAACTGGCTCATATTTCGCACCGTCCCAAACAAAAAATTGATTTTTGTCCGAGTGGTAGATGTATTTGCCAATGTTGATGTAGGGAGAGTATGTCTTGTTATTAACCTCGACAATCGCCTCAAAACTACCTTGCAACGTTTTTTTAAGCTCATCATTGAGTAGTTTTAACTCGGCATCAATATCAACCGAGCTTTCCGCACGCAATCCTGTTTGTTGATAAAATTGGCCAACATTAACGCCCTTGGTGTGTCTCAACCAGTAATAGCGCACCTGCTTTCCGCCGACCTCGTGCGTAAACGTTCTTGCGGTCACTTTTGCAATTCGAGTAGCTTTTGTGATGTCATCAACGTCTGCAACAAAGATTTCTGTTGCCGAGCCATCAACCCAATCCCACTCGATCGTAATTGTGCCCAAACCTCCGCTAAATCTTACTCCGGTCGGCACCGGTGGCTTATCGATAGTAAAACTCTCGGTTTTTTCATCGAGTAGCCGTCCGTCCTGGTCTTTGGCTTGTATTACAATAGAGTAGTCGCCATTGGATAGGTTGCCAGATGAGATGTTAGGAGTGTCTTGGTTTAAGTATGAGTTATACAATGCCCCGTTTTTGTAAACGCGGATGTCATATTTAACAATACCTTGCCCACTACTTACATCGGAGTTAACAGTCACGCCACCGTCAGATGTCGTAGTAACTCCAATATGTCCAATCTTTGGTTTTTGTATCGTTGAGTATGTGCGCTGATCAAAGCTCGCACTACCATCAACAATGCCCTCTTTTTGCGGCTCGTGCTGCAATGCGGTGATGGTATAACTGCCATCATCATTTTCGGAGATACCAAGAGCGCGGTAGAGTTGCGTTGATACCTTAGGTGTTTTTAGCACCCAGTTATCATATTCATTCAACCCGTCCGGTGCGGTGTCTAGTGTTATAACCGCACCTTGCGCGCTAATGACTTTGATTTTGGTTAGTTGGTAATCGGCATTGAGATAGCTCAAGTGACTGTTTTCGGTGATTTCGACCGCCCGATCTAACGTAACTTGTCTGCCATTAACAGCAATAACACGTCCGCCAATCACTTGCCCGGCATAGCTATTGTCGGCAACTTCGATAATGTCACCGGGTAAGTGCATCAAACCTTGGCGGCCAACAGTAAATGTAATCGTGCATTGCTCAAGACGGGATGTCTCCAATACCCATTTGCCGTATCTGTGCGCTTGCCCTCGGCTTGTACAGCCAAACGCCGTCATTTTTTTGACGTTGTAGCCGTAACGGGCAATCATGCTATCGTCAGCAACGTATTCAATCGCTTTTTGATACATGTTGCGCTCGTCCGCATACTCAACCTCGACAGCGGTAAAAATAGCCTTACCTGCGGCGTATTGACGGGTAAATTTGCCGTCTTTTACATTTGATTGAGAGTACAAGCAAACAGGATCAGCCGGTCTGTCTTGGATTGCGGTAAACTGCGTGCCATCCCAAACGGCGATCGCCCGGAAAACGGATGCCATGTCAGACAGTACGTTGTATGCCTCACGTTGCTCGGTGATCCATAAGTTAGATACCATGCGAGGCTCTTTGCCGCCGTAACCGTCATCTACCAACTCATCGCAATATTTTGCGATCTCATAAAGTTGGAATTTATCAATCCCGTAATCCCCAATGCGCAGGCCTAAGCCGGCTAATTTATTGGTGATTAAGTCGTAAAAAATCCATGCCGGGTTATTCGTCCAGCCTAACTTCCAATCGCCTTTCCAAATTCCGTTAGCATAGGTGCGGTTTTCCGGATCGTACGTTGACGGGATTTTAATGATCCGCCCGTAAAGCAAAAAGTTTACGTTTGGAAAATTGGGCGTATAGCGAGAGTCGGCTTTAATGCCGACCAGTGCCATGTTTGGATAATTGAGCTTGGTGTCGATTATCTCTGTATAACTTACCCAATGAGTCGCATTTTGTAAGCGCTGGGATTTGCTGTCATCGGTGATGCGCTCCACCGTGACTGTAAATGGTCTTGGTGGCAAATCGTCAATAATGTAATTGCGGTAAAAACGAGATGATGATTTACCGTAAATCTCGTATGCGCCGCGCGCTTGTCCATTAATCAGCACACGGAAATTGACTGCGGTCTCGTTTGTGTCGCCTTGATCGTTTTGACTAAGTAGCGCATTAACGCCAATAGTTAAGCGTAAACGAGTGACATCAGGATCGATGACTGAGCGTGTAATAGGGTGTTGCTTTTTAACCTCGGTGCCGACAGACACTTCACGCTCCGAGCCCTCAAAGCCTTTTAATACCGGCTGATCTTGCGTGCCTAGCGTGTATTGCACCTCAATATTTTTAAAGTTAAAGCTATCCTCATCCTTATCATCAACGCCGCTCTCGTTTTGGATTGGCGTGTTATCAAAATAAGTCGATTTCCACCAGTTGACAGAGCCTTTAATTGGGCCAAGTGAGATTAAGCCGATTGCTCTTAATCTCTGTGATGACAAAAGCGAGTCCGCTGCCTCTCTTGGTGTATGTCCACCGCCGCCTGAACTACCGCCCATAAATCAATCCTCTTAAAAAACAAAAACCGCACTCTTTAAAGTGCGGTCAAATTTAACTGCGTTTTCTGCCTAGCCCAGTCCGTTTTCTTTCTTCCGGTTTGGTCGGTGATGGCAAGTCGTCAAATGTCTCAATACCTTGTGAGATCAGGACAAAACTTGTCAGCATCTTGCCGTACAATAACGGGATAGGTCTCCCTTGCGGTGTTAAGTTCCGGATGTTGCTAAACGAGGTACTTTGTTTCTTTTCGCCCTCGTCATATTTGTTGTTCATGTCAGGCGCCTTGGCTAATAAGGTTATAGCACCAGATAAAGCCATGGACGCCCCCATCGCGCCAAACATCAAAGCAGTTCCAGCAGTCCATCCAAACGGGTTCCACCAAGCAATAGCAATAATCACTATGCCTGCGACAACTTGTAATACTCCGCCAGCTTTACCAGCCCCGGCAATAACCGGGGTAAAATGCACCGTGCAACCATCTTTTAAATCAATGATAGGGTTGGTTTTAAGTTGATCCTCGGATAGATATTTACTGCCAACGCGCACCTTGTAATAGCCGTGCCGTAAGTGTTGTCGCAATCCTTTAATTTGCGTTAGTAATCCACTCATCAACTCTTTAAAGTTGCTAACATCAAGCTCTAACGGCTCATCTGCAAATCGTTTAAGACTGCCGTAAAATTTAACTTGTACCAATCTTTAAATCTCCATATTGAGTGCGTATTGTTGAGCCAAAATCCACCGTAAGGCACGCGAGCAGATAGCCGATCTTGGCTGTGATGTAATATCGTTTGATTACCGAGATAAATCCCAGCGTGATTTGCCACATTCGCCCCGACTTGGATCATCACCACATCGCCAAGCTGGATATCGTCTTCTTGCATGAGCTTGTAAAAGCCAAACCGCAGTAAGTTATCCTCATACAGATTTTTTTGCTCAAACCAGTTAAACGGATATTCGACATCATCAGGAAAATCAGCACCCGCAAGCATATAGCAGTCAAGCAAGATATTTCGGCAGTCTTGTTTGTTGTTTTCAAACTGCCGCCCGAGTAGCGGTGGGATGTTGCGAAATTGCTTAATCTCTCCACCAACTACAAGCCAAAAATCCAAATCTAACCGCACTTGGCATTCACGGTCGGCTGTTGAGAGGTAGGGCAAACCTTTCCCCTCGGCGCTGTCGGGGTGAGAGTGAACGAGGGCGACAATCTCCCCAACATCTTCCGCCGCGATAAATTCTTCCGGTGCAATCTCGAAATAATTGATTGGGTCGGACGATACGTTGACGCACGGGATATAGATATTTTGCTGACCGTTAAAAACAACAAAACCGCAAGATTCCTGCGGTTTGCATTGTTCGGCATGCGCCAATATCTCTTGTTTTAACTTGTCATCAATCATGATTAGTTACCGTATTGTGTCGTGCTCGGGAATCCCCCAAAAGGTAAAACTGCATCATCACCAAAGCGCAATTTGCAACCTTTTATACAGTGCGAGCATTTATCCTTTTTTTTGTCAATCGTTGGATTATCAAACTCATCCGCCACCGGTCCACCGGTATAACCGCACTCGGGCGAGCGATATTGCCAAATACAAGTATCGGAGGTAATCATTAATAACGGGATTTTTGCATTATCTGTTTCAGCCGGTGATGCCAACTCAAAAACGGCACGCTCATCATCAAGTGATTTTAATTGCTCAATGATGTAGTAACTTACGCTTTCTTGTCTCGGGTCTGCTGTTGGATTTACACCGCCCGGAAAGTTTTTGGCATCCAAATATTCCGCCGGCACAAGATGGCGTGTTACCTTGCCGCCAACACCTTGTCCAAAGTGCGCCACAATACCTGTCACCAATCCGTAAAGGTTTGAGACTGCGAGAGTAGGGCGGTTACTTGGCCCTTGCCCGCTAATCTCAAAACCGTCTGCTTTTATTGGGTAGGCTTGGTACTCTTTACCTTGCCACCAAATATTTGTACGGGTTTGGCTTACACCATTGTGAAAACGGTAGATCTCGCCTTTAACATCAGGATCGGCACTGCTAGAGATATGGCGTAAGTCAATTTCCCACAGCTCTAATAATGCGCCTTGCTCAAGTTTAAATAGGTCTGAGCGCATTTCTGTTGGTAGTGGTTTAGGCATCAAACAACCTCTTCGAATGTGCAGTTAATTTCTGTGTGTCTCTTGGTTACCGTTTTAGACCATTTTGGACAAACAGCCTTGATTAACTCACCGTTTTCATATTCGCGAAATAAAAATGCCTTAATACCACAATGCTCAATAAAAAAGCGGTCTAATTCGACCGCACTTTTATGATTTAGCTTGTACGTCATGTTGTACTTCCGCAATAGAGGGTTTAATCCATCAACCATTCGCTGACTGTAACCATCTCCGAATTGAGTAACTTTTCGGCGCGGTTCATTTTCCACGGTATATCCTGGCATTGGGCACCAAGGCAAAGTTTTAATTGTCATAATTCACCTACGCTAATAATCCGCCTGGACGGCGTTCTTTTTGTAAAACTTCCACCACTTTCCCAGTAATCAAGTCACTGAGCTCTTTGCCTCGTTGCGCCTTTTGTTCAGTGGTTGTTTCTTCGTTGCCATTGTTGTCGATGTGGATAGTGATTGTGATGTCATTGTTCATATCGCCACCACCATGATTCGACAGTATGCCGGGATAACTCGATGAGCCGCCTCCGCCAACCCGTCCACCATTGGCAAATTTTGGCAGTCTGCGTTGATTTAGTGCGTTCATAAAACCGACACCGTAGTGATCCACAGTCCGAGATGTCATCACAAACTCGTTATTGGATAACCAAGCCGGGATTGAGTCGCTTGTTCCGGTTCCAGGCCCTTGGACATGACCGCCGGTAGCAAATTTCATACTTACACTTTGGATTGTAGAGACAATATTTGCAGTTGATGCCGCAACACTTGCCATTGCAGCTAAGTTTGATGGGAATGGCAAGGATGATGCATTAGCAATACCTTGTTGAATCTTAATAACTGACTCAGCAATAGCGAATGCTTTAGATGCCACAAACATCGCTTTATAAATGCCTGATTGCTTACCAGCCGCATTTTCCATTACGCCGGCCATAGTATCGAATGCGCTACTCATCATTTGGGCGGATTGTCCATAATAATCTAACTCCGATTGGCGGCGTTGATTATCATATCTATCCATGATTTGTTGTCGGCGTTTTTGATATTCCTCCTCCGACAATAATTTCTGCTCATTACCGCTTTGCATTGCATCAAGTAACGCTAAATCTCTAGTTCGCTGGTTTTCGATCTCCTGATTTGGATCGAATTGTGCGCGGAATTGAGATAACGGATCTACGGCGTTTTGTGACACCCCTTGCGCATAATCAAATTGCGCACGTTGTTTTGCCTTGGTGGCATCAGTTTGATTAAGTTGCCCTGTGCTATAAAGCTCCTGGATAGATCTTAAGTCATCATTCAGGTTTGCTTTCAGCAATTTCTCCGGGGCGTATTTACCGGCTAACTCCAACCGTTGACGAGCAAAACGTTCAGCAATAGCTGTTTTTGCTGTTTCATATTCCTGATACGTTACAACACCTTTTTTATGATGTTCTTCCAGGCGCTGAAACATTCTCGCTTGTTCTAACTCAATCTCTCCAAGACTAGAGCTACTTTTCTTACGGATCTCATCGTAAAAACTCAGCCAACTATCTCTAGCTCGCTCGCTTTTACCTCCACTTTTCCCATCTTTTACACCCAGCGCATTGTAAAAAGAGTCTGCGACCGCAGAGAAATCGCCATCGGTCGGGTTAAATCCGCTATTAATAGCCTGATCCTCAGCCTCTAGTCTGCGTTTCTTTTTTGGGTCTTTTTCATTGCGAATGGCGATCTGACGATTGTTTCGATCAATAATCTTTTGAGCTTTATCACTCAATGCGTTTTTAACAGATAACCCCAGCGCGTCAAAGTTACCCGCAACAATAAGCGCCATTGCACCCATACGCTGTACAGCGCTTGAGATGCTATTCGCACCACTTTCTGCACTAGGGACTAAACGGTTAAAATCCTCAACAGATAGCCCTAATTTATCAATATTAATTTTTGATAAATCAACTGTTGGCAATAATTCTTTTAGTTTAGTGTTAAATTCGGCGATAGATTTTCCGGAATCAATAGCCGCTAAATCACGCTCTGATTTTTCAAGTTTTTCGTTGGCGATTGCCAGTTCGCCTTTCTTGATCGACAAGTCGCCAATCAGTTTTTTGTAGCGCTCAATCGCATACTGATTGTTTTGTAACCCCTGCGACTCCATCCCCTTGGCTTGGATTTTGACTTGTCGCTCAAGTCGGGAGGTTTCCGCTTTTAACTCTGCAATTACCCCTCTTTGCGTCTCAATAGATCGCTCAAGTTTAGTGCGCATTGATGACAGCATATCTGCCGTCACGGTGCGCAGTGATTCGCCTGTAACGTCTAACGAGTCAGCAAAAGCCAAAGATTCTTGTTTCGCTTGTTCCGTTTTTTGGCGGTATTCAATTAGAGCGCCGGCAGCCGCTGTGAGTCCGATTGTTACTAATCCAATCGGGCCACCAACAAAACCAAGGGCATTGCTAAACAATCTTCCGCCAGCGGTAGCACGTTTTGTTACAAGATCAAGATTGCGCCGTGCATTAGATTCAGCCATGATTGCTGCCGTCAATTTTCGGGATTGCACTTCGGCTTGTTGTTGGATTGCTAACAGTTCAGATTCGGTGCGTGCGTGGGTGAGTTTGATTTGGATTAAACTCATTTCCGCCTGTGCTTGTTCGCGTAGTGCGGCAGTTTTTACATTTTCTGCACGAGCAACATTAATTGCCAATGCAGCTTGCTCGTTACCGGCAGCAATAAATGCGCGTAACTTGTTTATACTCAAGACGGCAGCAAATCCACCAAGCGCACTTGTCGCAACGGTTAAATGATCCGCCATGCCGCTGATTACCGTAGCAAATCCCTGACTTGTGCCGGTGGCTTGATCTAACTCACCAATCCATTTTGTAGTAGATGTACGTAGGTTTTCGAACGCCATCCCAATTGTAACGACACGTGTATTAAATTGCTCATCAACACTGCCTTTTACACGCTCAAGAGCAGGGATAATGACATCCATTGTGAGCTTGCCGGCATTAGCCATGTTACGCAACTCACCAACTGATACACCAAGCCCTTTAGCCATTGCTTGAGCAAGACCTGGCGTTTGTTCCATCACTGAGTTAAATTCCTGCCCACGGAAAACGCCACTTGCCAAGGATTGCCCAAACTGCATTAAGGCCGCTTGTGCTGATTCCGCACTTGCACCGGAGATAGCAACAGCTTTAGAGACAGTCTCCGTTAGACTAGCAACACGAGCTTGATTTATTCCCAATGCTTGTGCATTTTGCGCAAAACGTTGATAAATACTTGATGTCGCCTCTAAGCTCTGGTTGGTCTTTAATGATATATCAAAGAGTGACTGTAACCCGCGCTGACTACTAAATGATGCACTCTCAACTAGCGCGAGTTTGTTTTTTACCTCGGTATAGCCATCAACATAGTTTTTTAATGTGCCAAGACCAACACTAGCCACCGAAAAATTAAACAATCGATAATTGATTTTTTCTATCGAGTTAGCGGCATTTTCGATATTTTTTAAATATTGAGTAGTTCGGATCGAAAAACTTTTAGCGCGAGCCTCTGCGACATTTAAGCCACTTCTAAATTTTGCATCGTCAACGCCTAGGCGGACTAATAAATCAGATACCGTAGATGCCATTTTGTAAATTTATCCCATAAAAAAAGCCCGCCAAAAGGCGAGCTTTGTTGAATTAAATCCGACTAATATGTATTACCAAATAGTCTATCTATTTTTTGCTGCTTTGTCAGTTTGCTATCAAATGTAATCCACAAACACCAAGCAATGAGCGCAACCATGAAAAATGAAAATACATAAATGCCCCAAGGCTTAGTAAATAAAAACAATGGAGTTAGGCATACTGTCAAAAGTAGTAATACTTTCGCAACGAATGATATAAATCTTGCAGTCATAATTATACTCCTTACTAATTCAAAATGTTCGGTCGGTTTTTTGTCGTTTTAGAAATCGATTTTAACAGCTTTCTGGTCAAACTTGCGCAAGTGTTCTAATGCTCGCCAATTTGTCATTGGGTCAATCTCAAACTCTTGTGTAATGCGGTTTAAGATTTTGTTTGTTGAGCGTAATACACTTAAATATTCGTAAGCCTGTCCGTAGATTTGCCCGCTCATATTTGAGCCTAGCGCGTTAAAAGCTCTTTCAATGTGTTGGAATGTGCCGACACCACGTTTGAAAGCAAACCATAACCAAATAAGCTGTTGTAATTCGTACTCGGTAAATTCAAAGGTGAATTTCTTTTCACGGCTAGGCAATTCAGCCTCAGTGATTAATTCGCCCTCAAGAATAATCTTATGAACGTACTCAACGGCTTGGGGTAATTGATCAAGGGTTAAATCTTCTATCGATTCCACGTTAAAGCGTTGGTGGATTAAATGGTAAGCGTCAGAATAAATTAAGCCTTTCTTGCTCACCAACATATTTACAGCATTGCGTAGTCCTGTGCGGTCATCTACCGTGGTTTTTCGTTCTGCTTTGCCATTAAACCAATAATCATGTAACGCTTGGTAACATTCTTTTTTGTATTTGATTAATGTGTCACGGATTTCTGGGTTACAACGATTAATATCAATACCAAATAGCCAGCCGTTTAGGTATTGAATAGGAAGACATAGCATTTCACGATTTTTCCCATCTTCTGCAACTGTGGTTATGATAACCACAGTTGAACATAATACTTCATCTCTCACTATTCTTTGGCGTTGCGCGCGCCAGTCAATGCCGATATTTTCACAAATAGGCTTCATAGCAACATAGTGATTGCCATTTTGTTCAGCGGTAATTAATGACTGATTGTTGAATGAAATTGTTTGAGTTGAGATTTGATTAGCCATTTCTGACTCCTGTTTGATGTTTCTGAAAAAATTTGACCTGATAGGGTCGCCAAGAGGTTCAGAAGTCGCAAACAGTCGACCGGGATTATTCCCCTTTCGGGTATTTTATTCTCCGCCCTCTCGGCATAGATAAGATGTGGTTATGCGCAATGAATGTTTAATGGCAATAAAACAAACAAGGTTACTGAGAATTTTACGCATAAAAAAACCGCTATGCTGTCGGGTGCGGAATTGCCGCTGTTTGTAAGGTTTCTGACGCCTTGAAAAACATACTAATAAAAAATCCCCTTTGTAGTCAAGAGGCTTTTAGTATTTTATTGGCTAATAACTAATTTGGACTTTTGCCCAATTAATTCGCTCTAGATTTATTAATAGCATTAACAATAAAACATGTGCTACCAATAATAGCTGACACAACACCAATCACACAGTAAGTCGTAGCATATGTTCCGTTAATAATGTAGTTATATGCATCGCCTCCCACATAAGCATTCACATTCAAAGATGATAGGTTATCACCATAATTTTTATACTTAAAAATTTTTGAAAGCCCATATCCAATATTTGAAAAAGATCCTATATAGAAAATAAAGCCCAATAAAGTTAAAAGCAAACTTGAGCCATTCACCACTTCTTTAGTTTCAACTGAAATTTCTTCTTCGTTCATTTTAGATCTCCATAGGTTAAAAAGTTCGATAAATTTTACCCAACTTTTTTGTAGATCTCCGTGAATTAGATCACAATTATCTTAATAAATTTCCGTCAGCCACCAAAGGTAGTTCAATTTGAATTTTATCTTCAATAATACGCAGCGTGGCTTCTAATACCGGCTTTTTGCCTTTCCATTGATTTAAACCTTGACCGCATAAACTGGCAAATTGTTTCTCGGCTTTGTGTTCACCACATAGTTGATGATATTGCTGAATTAAACTAAATCCCTCTTTTTCTAATAGTTCTTGCATTTGATTGAATGCTTGAATATACGAAAGTTTAAACAAATTTGCTTTTTTCCCCGTAAATCCCATTACGAGAAACACAAAGGCGTCTTTGGTTAATTCAAAGTATGGTTGTGGTTTACCGTTTTGTAATTTATTGTTTTTAAAGCAAAGCCCAAAATTCGGCTTTGTAAATTCATCAGGTAACTCGCTCAAAATAGTGCGAATTTTATCTAACACATGCTTGTGCTGTTTACCAAATACTTTCGCTACTGTTTCGGATGTCGTTACGGTTTTGTGATCTTTAATTTGAATAAATTGTTTGAAATTTTCTGGGTTTGCTAATTGCATGATGTTTTCCTTTATAAATTTTAGGCAACAAAAAACCCAGTGGTTAAACTGGGTCTATCGATTGGCTAAATATTCTGCCGTGCCGTCGTCATTGTCATTTTTATTCGTTTGATCTCTAAAAAACGGCATAAAATCTGATAATTCAGGCTCTTTCCCTTTCGGATCTCGGTTTATCATTGCGAGCAAGTGCGATATTTGGGCAGTTCTGTAATCTTCACGCCAAATACCAAAGGGCTGCTCTTGGTAAAATAACTGATATTCCCTAAAGTGGCTTTCCGGCATTTGCTCTATTTCTTCTAGCGTTTTCCCCAACGAAAGCGATAAGTTTATTTGGAGCTTTCGTCGGTCGCTAAGTTTTTTGGGAGTAAATCCATCACTGCGATATTTAACGCCTCATACAATCCTTTATCCAGGGAGCGTAAAGCTGCTAAATCATCTTGGTTGTTAGGGTCAAATAAGTTTTTTCCATCTGCATCACACAAACGAATAGCCAGCACACGGGATAATCGGTCAGGGTCATGTACCTTGGTAAGCTGTTTTGTTAGTTCTTCTTCGTCGTCATAGTTGAGCTCAATCCCTTGCTTTTCAGCAAGTTTCAACAACTCATTGTGTTGGCCATATAACGCTTGATTCATTTCACCTACGTTAAATTCGCGGAAAAAGTAGGTTACACCATTGTATTCAAACGGGTGTACTTTCGGTTTGTTTTTTAATAATTCTTCACGCAAGCTCATTTTTAAAATCCTTTGATTGATGGAAAAAGACCGCACTTTTAAAGTGCGGTCGTATGGATTAAGCGTTTACAGGTAATAAGTAATCGCGTTTAGCTTTTTTAATGGTTACACCGGAATCAAATTTACCTTTAACCTCACCACTGAAATTTGGTGAAGTTTGAATAAACCCGGTACCGTAAAGCGAGCCTTGATTATTTTTCATCACCATCATCCAAGGGAAAGTTTCTTTGGCGTAGAATTTCTTACGCAAATCTTGTTGCATTGGTGTTGCCGGAGCATAGAAGAAAGTCAGTTTGATTGAGCCGTACTCAATTTCTCCAGCCTCAGTCTCTGTCCCCTCGGAGCACATTGTTGTAATATCCTCCTCTCCCAGAGTGTCTCCATCACCTTCAATTTGCTTAATAGCGCAGAAATTAGATGACCATTTGACGACCGCCACTTTTGCGGATGAAAAATCCGTTGGTGCATCTTGACCGCTCCAATCGACCTCATCGGCGAGAGTGATTTTATCTGTTGCAATAGATTTAACAGGATAGAAACCATCTAATGCACCGAGACCAGTAATCTTCACAAAGTCACCAGTTTTTGCACCATGGCCGGTTGCAGTAATTGTTGCATTCGGTTTTACGGTTGCAGCGGTAACTACTTTGCCCTCATTTAAGCCCACGCCCAAATAAAATTTAGTCCCCTGAAAAGAGGTTGTTTGTGTTGGCATATTTAGTCCTCGTATTTAATTTGATATTTAAGGTTGGATACAAACCAAGTGCGGTTAGTCGTATCTTGTTCATACTCATAACCGCTTAACGTGATTTCGGTGATTTCGCCCGGTAATTCATCGTTTTCTACCGCACTTTCCAACCTTTTTTTGATTTTTTCGGCGATTTCGTCCAGCGCATCTTCGCCAATAGCCGTTTTTAAGTAAGTTGCGATGTTGAGATCGGCTATATACTCGTAATGACACAAATCAATCGGCTCCGCTTGGATTGCATCAATAAAAACGGCAATCGCCGACTGCTCTTGATCGATGTCAACAAATAACGGTCTTCCTGAATAAATCTCATTCACACCAATTTGTGACTCTTTCAAAAGTGCGGTCAGTTGCTGTCTGATTTTTTTGTGTATTAGCATAGTAATAACCTATTTTTTAAAAGCGCTTGTGAGCTTTTTAGCCATCTCGATCTTAACTTGACTGCCATAGTCTTTAAGCTCGGCTCTAAACGCGTTTGTGAGTGGAGTAGCGAGTGGGATTTTTACAACGTCAATCGGATAGCGAGCCTGACCTTTCCGCTGCATGATGTGTGTTCGCCCGTTTTTAAGTTTTTGCTTAAATCCGCGCTCCACACCGTACTGCCCAACAAGGATTGCGCCGTTACCCTCGTATAACTTGTTCCCGCCAGCTTTCAGCAGGTTAATTAACGGGAGATTCCGGCGATCCACTAATATTTCAGCCTCAGGGTTAGCGTTGGTAGCTCTGCGTTGCAATCTTGCTCTATTGCGAACAAGTTTTTGCTGTACGTTAAGCTCTTTCGCCACTTTCTTGGTTCCATTTCGCATTGCTCGCCTTGCGACAGTGTTTATTGCACTAACCGCAGCTTTTGGGGTATTCCGCTTGGCTTTGCCAAAATTTGCGCTTAATTGCTCAATCCCATCAACGCTTGATTTCATCATCACTCCAACTGCAACACGATCTTGCCATCTTCAAAACTAAATCCACGTACAACATACTCGCTGTTTTTTGTCGTGATGACATCGCCAAGTTTTGGTTTGTAGCCGGACGAACGAAAAAGTGTTAGCGTGCGAGTCGTACCGTTAATTAAGTAATCATCGCTATAATTCCCGCCCATCACCTTTGGTGTCTCATCAAGCACCGCTTTGTATTTTTTGCCGTTGATAACATAGACGGACATCATCACATCTGTAATGACTTTGTCCGCCTGTGCTAACGCGTCATCAAACGGACTAAGCGTTGATCTTGACATCGACAGTTTCCACGGTTGCACCGCTTGCGTGCCATGCAATACCTAAGCGTTTGTTAGTGCCTGCGGTAGTTGTTGCGCCATCAGTCGCAGACCAGTAAACGATTGCACCTTGTTTAATGTCGTCAGCCGCTTTTGCCTTAACGGTAAATACACCGGTAGTCAAACCAACACCAACAGCGGATTTTTCCACATCGGCAATAGCAATCGCCGCAAGGTTTTCTAACATCACTACATCACCGCTTTTCACGGCGGCGGCTGCGGTAAAACGCACGGTGTTTCCGTCTTGCATATAGTTTTTAGCCATATTTAATGATCCTTTAATTTTGATAATAAAAAACCGCACTTCGGTTAAAAGTGCGGTTGTTATTTATGGTGGATTAAGTTACTTATTGGTAACTTTTACAATGCCACGGTAGTCAATCACGTTAACACCGGCATCAATGCGTACTTTGGTAGATACACCGTCAACGGTAAAGCCGTTTTGTTGCTCAATGTACGGGGTGTCGATACCGTCAAGATAGGAGACCTCAATAGCCTCTTTGTTGATTAAGTACCAAGATTTCGGATCGGCGACTTGTAAACGTGCGGATTTAAGCGCCGGCACAATATCGCGGATTGGGTTAATGATGCCGGAGTTAGCATCTGCGCCCTCAACACTTGCCGAGCCTAAAACTTGTTTAGCACGGGTGTAAAGCGATGTTGGCAACAACATAAATTCAGGTTCAATCGCCAACGGTTCGCCACGAGCGTTAACAAAGCCATTCATCAACTGGATCGCTTTATCAATGTTGGTTACGTCTAATGCGGCACCGGTTAAAGTGTTTTTGTGTGATGCGTCAAATAACGCTTTGCCGTCTTGTGCAATCGCGTTACCGGTTAATAACGCAAACACTAATTTAGCGATTGTCGCACGTGCAGCTTGCCCCATTTTTTCGGGGATTTTTGTGAGTAAGTGCATGTCGTCATTGATGATTGCTTGACGGGTAATGCTAAATAATTGCCCGTAAGTCGCTAATGCAACGCTAGCGCCCTCATCGCCGATTGTGCCGTAGGTGTACTCCTCACCCTCACCAACTTGAGGCAAGTAGCCAAAATCACCCAAACCAACACGTTTAGCCGCGCGGAAGTCGGTTAATGTGCCGCGAGAGGTAAACTGATCAAAGTTTTCCGCTGCGGTTTCCCACCCTTTAAGCAAGGATTTGTGTGCCACATCAATTAAGATTTGACCAAAGTCAGAGCTTGAGTGGGTAAATGCCAAGCCAACCATGCTCATTGCATTTTGACCCGATACGCTAATGCCACGATCGACCAATGACGCACGAGCAAGCTCACGCAAGGTCATCGCGTTGTATGCGTTGTCTTTGGCATCAGCTTTGTCGGTATCAATGCCGGCACGCGCTAACAAAGATTGTTTCACACTGTCGCCAACGATGTTGCCGTTACCTGCATAAGGCGTTGCGGTTGCGCTTGGGGTTGTGCCTGCACCAAGTTTTGCTAATAATTTGTCTTTGGCTTGCTCAGGAGTAATTGATAAATCACCCAAACACTCCACCAACAAATCACTGTGAGCCGAGCCAAACGGCGCAAATACGGCTTTAATGTCGGCGTTACGTTTATTTAATTCCGCCTGCACTTGTGCAGTGTTATCTACCGGAGCAGTCGGCGCTTGATTTACCGGTACGGTTGGTGCCGGTTGTGCTGGAGTTGGTGTTGCTTGTGGTGCCGGAGTTGTACCAGCGTTGCCTTGTGGCTTAAACAACATGTCTTTCATTGCTTTTGGCATATTTTCAAAGTCCTCTAATTTTCGTGATTTAATAGACGCCATCGCCACAAGTGGTTCGGCTAGTTTGTCAGCAAATCCTTGTTCAACACATTCTTTGCCGTTGAGCCAAGTTTCTGCCGATAGCATTTCTGCTAATTCTTCAGGTGTTTTCCCGGTTTTGCTTGCGTAAGCGGGGATTAGCGTATTTTCGACCTTATCTAATAAGTCGGCATACTTGCGCATATCCTCCGCATCGCCGCCTTGGATGCCCCAAGGCTTATGGATCATCATCATTGCGTTTTCAGGCATGATGACCTCATCGCCCGCCATTGCGATCACACTCGCCATACTTGCCGCCAAGCCGTCAATGTAAACCGTGACATTTGCTGGGTGATTTTTTAGCAAGTTGTAAATAGCGATCCCATCAAAAACATCGCCACCGGGTGAGTGGATGTGTAGGTTGATCTGCTTGAGGTTGTTGCCAAGCGCTTTTAGATCTTTGGAAAAGCTCTTAGCAGTAATGCCCCAATATCCGATCTCATCGTAAATTGAGATCTCTGCCGTATCGTTGGCTTTGGCTTTGATTGAGTACCAAGACTGGTTATTAGTCTTTGTCGCGCTCGTTGCCATCGCCACCGGCGACAGAATCATCTTTTGCTTTTTCATCTTTCGTACCTGTGTTAGTTAAATCTGTGTCAAACTTGAGACCAAATTTGCGGTTTTCCTCGACCTCAACTTTACGTCTGCGTTTAACTTCTGCCGGGTTGCTACCGCTTGCGCGTACTGCTTGGCTTTCCGTTGCCAATCCACCTTTGATGCGCTCTTTCCACGCTTGCGCCTCTTTTGTCGGGTCGATCCACGGCATCACAGGTCCGCTATAAACAGCGTTATAAAGTGATGCAGGATCAATATCGACTGGCACCTCAATTTCACCGCTGACAATCGCCATTTTTAGCCATTCGCGGTAGATTGGGCGGGAGATATGCGCAACAAAGGTATCTTGTAAAACGGAGTAGCCCTCAAAGCTCTCCACCAACTCTTGGCGTTGGCTTGAGTACGTCCCGTTATAGTCACGGGCAATGCTTGAGTAACTTGAGCGAGTACCGGCTGCCGTTGCTCTTAATTGCCCATTCCGAAAGGTTTCAAGGTTAACGTTTGGGCGGTTTGAGTTGATTAACCCGATGTCCTCACCGGGTTTTAAATCATCAATAATTGCACCGGGAGCAATCTCAAAATCTCGCTCCGGACTGTCTGCGCTGTAATCCTCATTATCCCCGTAAAGTGCGGCATCACCTTTTTTGATGTACATCGTAAAGGCGGCGGCAATTCGCGCAGCAACACGCTCGCTCTCCTCGTAGTCTTTAAGGTCGGCAAGTCGGATGATTACACCGTGCAACATCGATACGCCACGCAACTGGTGCAAGCGCTTTTTAAACGCAAGGTGCAACATATTTTCTGCCGGCACTGATTTAACTCGCCCGTAAGTGCGGTTATTTTCCTGAGGGTTATCCATGTAAACACGGTACGACTTAGGACGGCGCCATGCGTCAAGTTCAATACCTTGAATTAAATTTGCCGTATCAAGGGTATTCAACGGCACAAAATCGGGTTCAAGGGCTTCAAGGCTAAAGGCAATATCCGTACTATGTTTTAGCCCTGCCACGGTGCCGCGCACAAGTTGGATAAATACCTCACCATCACGGAGCCATGTTCGCAACAACATCCGCTCAAGTTCAGGGCGAGTAAATTGTCCAGTAACTTCTGGTCGCACAGACCATTCCGCCCACTTCTTGCGGATTTGCTCTGCCAAATCCTCGTCAACATCACCGGTTAAATTAAGCGGCTGCGGCTCAATGTGGATGCCTCGGGAGCCAATGACGCGCTCTTCCATTTTGTCCAAAATGCCGATCACAATGTCGTGATTTTGGTCTAATGCCCGAGCTTGCTCTCGCAAACTAACCGCACTTTGTTTGGTCGATATGTTCGCACCTTGGCTTTCACGTTTTGCTTTGTGCGTACGGTTTGGCATAGCCGCCTCATACGCATTCATCACATAACGGTTTTTCGCTCGCTGTGCGCCCCATTTAGGCGAGATTGCGGCAATCGCTTTATCTACTATTCCCATCGTTTAAAATCTCGCATATTTGATTCTGTGGCGTTTAACGCGCTGTCTTGTTTCCGCTAACAACTCATTAAGCATTTGTTGATAGCGGTCACGTTGTTTTGTCCATTCGGACACTTGGTAAGATACCGATCGCCCGTTAAAGCTCACTTGGCTTTGGGCGTTTTCGATCTTTTCATCAAGCGTTCGGATTTTTTCTTCGAGCTCGTCTTTGTCGTAAATCACAGCCACCCACCTTTTTTCTTACTTCCACCACCGCTTAACCAGTTGCTTTTTACTTTGGTTTTCGGTTGCGGTTTAACTTGTTCAATTTCTACCGCACTTTCTGTTTCTTGTTCCGGTGCGGTTGTTTCTTTTCGGATTACGTCAGGGTTTAAGTGGGGGAGTTTTGCCCAGTACGGGACATTATCCTCATCACCCCACTTAATGCGCTCATAACCTCGCAAAATAGCGATTGCATGGGCATAGCAAAATAAGTCAAACGCCTCATTGTTGCCTTTGCCAGGTTTGCGCCACTTGCCGTCTTGTCCGCGCTCCTCGTAAGTCAGCTCATCAAAAAACCACTCTCCAAGCCATGCCGGGAAATGGATATAGTTAGCGCCGACAGTCTCACGACTTAATGCGTTACTAATTCGATCTTTGAGTTGATCTGTTTGGAGTAGATACAGCGGCACATCACCACGCGCTTTTGCGTGCCGGTCTGATCGAGAGGTGTTATCAGGATAAGTGCGGCTAATTAATTTTTGGCGGCGCGTACTATCACCTTTGACGAGATAGACACGCTTAGATATGCCATTGCGTTTGCATCTACGCCAAAATTTATAGGCGTTATCGGTTACACCATCCTCACCACCGCTATCCACCGCCATAGCAAGGATTGGCATAAATCCACCATCTAATCCCTCAATGCGATACTGCTTATTGAGTACATCGCTAATAAGCAAATCCCAATCCTCAGGGTAGGCGGACGGGTCGATCGGTTGGCATTCACCGTCCGAATTTGCCCGTATTGATGATTTGATGTTGTATCGATCAATGAGCCATCGCTCGCTGTTTTCGCCATATCCCACGATTTGGACTACAAAGCGGCGATTCCGCCCACCCTGTACGTCAACCGCAGCCAATAAAAAACGGCACCCATAAGGTACCGTTCTTTTTTCGGTTTCTTCACGCCGTTCCATTAAGTCATCCGCACGCCGCTGTTCAAGCGCGGAGCGCGGTAAATAAGGCAATCCCCAGTCGGTATTCGTTACCGCTTTTAGCGTTTCTTCACTGCCGGTCATTTCAAATTCATGTTCGGCAGTCAACAATTTGTAGGTAAGTTGCTCCCACGTTTGATAAGCGGCCGCGGGGCCCTCAAGCCAAAATGACGCAATACGGGATTTTCTTCCCTCGCCATGGATAACACCGTTTTTGTCGATTGTTTGCCCCTCTTTGAGCCATTTTCCGCCGATATTTAGATCGCGCTTTTTGCTTGGCTCAATGACGCCTTGGCAGTGTGGACACTGTAAGCGGGCTTTTTTGCTTGCATCGACAAAATCCGTATCATCACGGTAACCGATCATATTTGCCATGCTCGGCTCCAGCCATTCCGAGCAGTGCGGGCATTGCCAGTAAAAACGACGGCGATCTCCGCGATTGTATAATGACAAAATCCCTGTTGTCGGAGGGGCTTCGTGCGTTGATTTAGGATGATACTTGAGATCAACAATATCTTTGCCAGGTGAGCTTTCCACCATCGTCATGCCGGATGACATAAAAGTGGTGGTACGCTTGGACGCTAAACTAAATCCATCCCCCTCACCATCAACATCATCGGGCCAGCGGTCGTAATCGGTTAATGCAACGTACTTGTAATCGGATGATGACAGCACATTAATAGACGGCCAGCCAATTTTTAACAGATTGCCGGCGCGAAAATATTTGTCGTGTACGTTGTTATCATTTTTATACGGGCTTAATCGGCTTGCAATTTCCGGCGAGCATCTAAAAGTGCGATCTAAGCGTTTGCGGCTATGTTCACTTGCTTTTTCTTGTGTCAACTGCACAAGTAAAAAATCAGATGGATCACAAATAATTGAGTACGTGATCCACCCATCAATCAAACCAACTGTTTTACCGGTTCGAGCGGGTCCAACAAAAATAACTGCGTCATACTCACGAGAGTTTAAACAATCCATCGGCTCAATAACATAAGGAGTGCGGTCTTTATCCCATCTTACAGATGAGCCGCCACCAAGCGGAACGCGCATATATTGTGAGACAGCTTCAGATACTTTCATTCGATTTGGCGCTTTTATCATCTCCGCTAAATCTTTTCTAATATCACTCGCTTTCGCATACATCCGTTTCATCCTCTAAGATTAGATCCGCCGCTTCGTCACGGTTTTTATCAACCTCTTTCTGTAACCAAATAACCCATTCTAACGGCATTCCTGCGGCTTCCGCCCTGTCCGCCAGTGTTTCTTGTGGCTGCAACATCCCTTTAACGATGATTGACATTTGTCTGGATGCGTCCGCAACCTCGCAAACCTCACCAAGACGTTTTTTGTACTCAAGTTGTTTTAGTTGCGCGTTCCAGTAAGCCAACTGATCCGACGGTGACAGCCCGTCAACGTCTTTTGTGCGACTATCCTCAAGCAATAATCTAAATATCTGCTTGAGGGAAAATCCTTTGTAATTAGTCGTTTCTTTTTCCGGCGTGAGGTGACTTACTCTCGCCGACATTGTGCGTCTATCGCACCCGGCAATAGTAGCCATTTTGCTAATACTGTAATAATCGCTCACAGTACAACCCCTCAAAACTAAAAATGAACAATCGCCAACATAAAAATATCAACAAAAACAATGCGTTGTTTTGTTGTGGTGGATCTCCGAAAAATTCAAAAAACTGTCGAAAACCGCGCGCCCGAAACCCCGTGGAAAGGGGTACCCCCTCAGGAGTACCTTTTACCGAAAAATATTTGCAAAATATTTTGTGATTTAATAATTAATCTCTTGTTTTTGTGTGTATGCGTGTGTATAATAACCTCAGATTAAGACGAAAGGAGATAGCATGCACTCAAGAGACTTAATCAAGGAGCTTAAAGCAAACGGTTGTGAGTTTGTAAGGCACGGCAAAGGAGACCACCAAATATGGCACTCTCCAAAAACTGGGAAGAATTTCACGGTGCCACACCCGAAACAAGATTTACCAATCGGAACTTTAAAATCCATTAAAAAATCGGCAGGGCTTTAATAGCTCTGCCGAGCTTTAACGGAGGTAATATGTTATTTACAGTCGGCGTAGAGACGCCAAAAAAAGAGACTGAGGCGTTTGGGATGGCTGTCCCAGCTTTATTCACAGAAAGTTATAGTTGCTTTAGTGGTGCCGATAGTGCCGAAGATATTGTGCCAATGGTAACGGACGCAATACATAGCATGCTTGAGGTAATGCTAGACGATGGCTTTGATATATCAACAATCAAAGATAAAGGCTTTATGCACTACAAAACAGATCCGGAGTTTGAATTTTGCGATACTTGGTTGTTAGTGGACGTTGATATAACCACTTATTTTGGTAAGCGTCAGCGGATAAATATCACGCTACCTCAGCATTTACTTGAGCGTATAGATCAGCGTGTATCAACTAACCCAAATTATAAAGACCGTAGCCACTTTTTAGCGGTTGCATCACAAAAAGAATTATCGTCATCTGTTTGATTTTGTAATATTTACATCACATAACTTAGATATAACCCCGATATTTTTAACATCTTGAGCGGAGGTATAGCTGAGGTATGTAGCATATATAAAACAAAGGCGACTGTTGTTAGCCGCCTTTATTGGAGAATTAAATATTAAATACCGTTTTACCTTGCTCATTGGTAACGTAGATATGGTCTTTGACACCGATTAGGCTATATGCAGCCTCTTTCTCAATACCAAACTCCCCATACTCATCATCAAGCTCAACATCAATCATCAAACCAATGATTTTATCTGTTGGATTATTGCGAGCCGAGCAGTAGAGTGACTCCTCACGGATAACCTCTTTACACTCTTGATCTCCATAGATTGGTTGAGTGTAGTAGATGCCGTTAAGTGCGGTCGGTTTTTCTTTTAGTTTTTCCGCCAGTCTGAGCATCTCTTTGTACTCACGAGAGGTCTCATCGTAAAATGCAAAGCTATTACTTTCGGTGATTGACGTTACACCATCTTGGATGATTTTGATTGTTAGCATAATTGCTCCTTTTGTTTTTGTTGATAAAAAAAAGACCGCACTTTAATTGGCGGTCTTGGTTTGATTAATCCACTTATTGAGATTGTCGATTTGACTTGCGCACCTGTCTCGCTCTGCTGTTACCTTGACTAACTGTAATACGACATCACCGTAAGTCTCTCCGGTAAACGACGTCTTAGCACATGGCACTGTGTAAGCTTGAGGAGGGTAGATATAGCTCGTCTTGGTTGTGTTACTTCCGCAGGCGCTCAAGAGCAGACTGAGGCAAGCGAGTGTTAGCACAAGGTTGTGTCTTAATAATCGTTTTAATTGATTCCACATTTTCTGTTGCCATCCGTTCGATTTCTTCGTTTCGTTGTTGTTGCTCAATTACCGCCGCACGCTCTTGTTGTAGTGCAACATTTAAGACCTTGTTGACTTCTTGTTGCGCTTTTATGGTTTGGGCTTGAGCTTGGTTCTCGGCCTTTAGGCTAGATATCTTCTGAGATTGGTACCAAGTCCAACCGCACAAGCCCAAAATCGTTATCGCAATAAAGGCTATCGCGTAGTTTTTAAATCCTGCAAACATAGTGTTTTTTCCTTTTCTCTGCGACTAACAAGCCCAGGCAACACTCTTCCACCAGCTCTCATCCAACGCGGAAACTCATTACATGCTTGCGCATACTTACCTGCATTGAGATATTTAAACATTGTGGATTTCCTCATTGCACCACAGCCAACATTAAACGTGATAGACGTTGCAGCATCAAAAACAGATTGCGGTAAATTTCGTCCATTGCCGTATTGGTTCACACACTTTTCCGCCACCTGAATATCATTCTTCCACCGCTCGGCAATTTCCAAATCTGTATAGATTCGTTTCGGCTCAATCGGCAGTCCGCTATATTCTGTTGACCCAATGCCAACAGTTAACACATCTGATGGGCATTTATACGGCTCACGGCGACACCCCTCAGCATTGCCGATAATCTCCGCGCCGGCAGGGCTTAATGCGATTTCATCGCCATATGAGGTGTACATCACTGCAATAATACTGATAACGGAGCAAACACCTAATGCACCTCTAGTCTTTGATAATTTCAATATTTAACCCCTGTTTTAATCTTGCCACCATCAGCGCGTGAATCTCTTCTTTGCGCTCTTCTTCGCGCTTCAGCAAGCGACCTTCCCAGAATTTGGAATACATATTCACAAGCGCGGTCAAAATACCAATCGCAAGACTAAGTAACATTAAATTATTCTGATCGCCAAGCCACGCCAAAAAGCCAGAAAAACCAGACCAGACATAGCTTTGATTTCCGGGATCTTTAAACATTCTCATACTCCACCCCGCTTATTTTCGAGGTAATAAAAAAGCCCACGTGTTAACGTGAGCCTTGATAGCAAGGGTCTAGCTTGAGCGGTCACGACAAGGTGACATCAGAGGCTAAACCACGATTTCGATAATAAAAAACCCCGACCGTTTCCGATCAGGGGGTTGCAATAAGTATTAAGGATATTTTATTAACCAATCTTAAATCCATATATAGTGTTTTAAATAAAGAAAACCCACTATATGTTGTATATAGTAGGTCAAAGGCGGCACTTTTGCAAGTATTTTTAAAATATTTTCAAAAAACTCAAAGTAGCGTAAATTTTTGGATCGTGAATAATCATACCGAACATTATATAAATTGCCGCATCAAGCTTATCTCTGACTGTTCGGCGACTTACATCAAGTGCTGTTGCTAACTCATCTTGCGTCTTGTTATATACAAAGTGCGCCACCAATAATTGATGATACTCTTGATTAATATGCCATAATCTCGTAACCATCTCATCAAGCAACATCCCTTGTGCGTCGGTACAACGACCACCAGTATAACAAGTTTGCTCAAGATTGAGCATACTCAGCGCAAAGCGCGGATATTCCGTTCCGTACCGACAATTTCCCCAATGCCCGTAGCATTTTAAAATATTAACAACGTCTTTGCGCTCCATCCTCAACCTCATCAATGCTTACTAATACTTTACCGTCTTTGATAACTCCGCTCCGTATAATGCGGAGATCATCTATAACACTGTCATCCACCAACACACCGGCTTTAACCAACGAATCTAGCAGTGCTTTAAAAAGATTATCCAAATCACGGTTGCGTTTATCCGGCATATACGCCTCAACTACTACCGCCGCACGTTTACCCGCTGGGAATCTCGCAGAATGTCTTGTAATCCATGCCACCTGCTCAGCGTAAGCTCGCCCTTTTTGGCTAATTAATGTTTTGCTACCAACACGGCGCCAATAAGTATTAACTGTTGGCGGGAATGGGAGAGTAAGAAATATCCGCATCGGGTAAATCCTCCTTTTTAAGCGATCTCAATCGCACCGACTTTGATCGAGTATGTAAAAAACTCATACCATAACTGCGCTTGAGTCCCATATTTTTGCTCAAACTCCGCTGTGTTTTGGTGTAGCTCATTGTGGTGATATCGGCAAAGCGGAATTGTTGACGTGTCGTTATCTTTACCGCCCATCATGCCTTGCCCTTGTCCGATTAAGTGATGTGGGTCATCGGCTTGTTTACCGCAGCACACACAGGGTTGTGATTTAACCCATCTAAGCCACTTTTCGGATCGGATAAATTGAGCCTTGGGGCGCGCCATGTACTGTAACGGCGGATCTTCATCAACTTTTAGTTTCAAAACCGCATTTTTCAGGTTGTCGTAATACGGCTTGGTAGGGACTTCCGTTCCGAGCGAAAATTCTCTGTTGTCAGTGCGTGGTGGCGGAAGTTTGAAAAAACGGCGTAGCGCTTTGTCTGATAGCGGTAATCCGTGCTTTGCCGCAAATAAAACCACGTCCGCCAGCGTTAAAGTGCGGTTATGCCCCAAATCGTGCTGTATGCGTGAGATGATGTACTGCTGGATATTGCTTTCCACCACCGCGCGGACTTTTTGCTCGTCGATTTTTCCGGCGCGCACTTGATTGTCATGATGCCAGCAAGTGCGGATAAATCCGCCAGCAAATTCGGTAACGGTTAATTCGTGGTGGCAGTATTCGCCATCGCGTAACTGGCATTGTTTAATGCCGCCAACAAATTCTTTCAGCAATGTGGGCTTAACTAATTTTGACCGCACTTCCGGGTTTGCAATAAATCCGGCAATATGAGGGCTGATTTGCTGATTGTCGCCTTGCCCCTGATAGTCCACCAACCCTGATTTCTCCCGCGCAAATTCTGCGGGAGCTGGAATCAAAAGAAAGCGATTATCAAGCAAAGTGCGGTCGATTTTGGGCAGGCGAAACATCAGCAAACCCAAATCGTTTTGTATATACGGGGTTAATAACAAAGCACGCATTATTTACCTCTCGCGGGCTTGTACTCTTTGCCGACAAAGCGGTAAATGTCTTTAATGTCGATGTAACGTGTCACCTGCGGGCTATTTTTGTGTGCTGGATCGAATATCGCGACCAGATTCCCACGCATGATTTTTTCGCCCTTGCCCGTCACAGGATTAACAAACGGAATCCGTCCTCCGACGATGTAATTAATCTCCGTAGCGTTGTTTAAAACTAAACCAAACCACTCAGTTGAAAAATCAACTGGCAAAAGTGCAATTATTTTGCAACGTGTCGCGTTAAACAATTCCACCAGCGACTTAATGTATTTTTTAGGGTTGCTGTATGGAGGATTGGCCCAACAAACATAATCCGTTAAATCAGCGGGCGATGCGTCAAAAAAGCTGTTTTCTTGGGTGTAAAACTCTGCCGCTAATGCGTTATCTTTGCTCGCGAAAAGATCCATTGTGATTTGGTGCTGATAGTCGTAATAATTAAAAAATTCTATCGGTGTTTGGTAGCTGTCTTTTTGCTGTTTTGTTTTGGCTGTCATCTATGCCGCCTTAGGTTTAAACATTGCTTTGATTGAGTTAATGTATTCTTGTGCTTTTTCGGGCGTTGTCGGCACGCTTGTTTGCGCCGGAAGTTGCTTACGCGGCTCCGGTATCTCCTCTCCGCTCTCAATGCGTTTTACCATTGCTTTGAGTGCAATCTCGCCCTCTTTGCGTAACTCCGCAGCTGACCAACCATCACGGCGACCACGTCCGCACAAATCCGTTAAAAGCCAGTACTCTGCGTTGGATTTAAAGTTAAATTGCAACTCGTCATCCTGCCCGTAAAAACCCTGGAATTTAGCTACTCTTGCTGGCAACTCGTCCGCTGTCGGTAATCCAAGCTCCACATAATCAACGGTATTACACCAGTTAATAAACTGTCCTACGCTTGGGAAAAATGCGCTTTTTCCGTTTGCCGCAATGTCTAGACCGCGTTTTAATTTTTGCGGTGTTACCACGCCAGCTTTTGTCAACTCCTCAAGCCATACCTGCTTTGCGTAGTTGTAATCGTCAGCGGTGGCAAAAGCTTGACGCCATGCGGGATGGAGGGCTTTCAAGCGCTGAAACATACGATCCACCAGCTTGACAGCGTTATCCGTTACGCGTGTTTGGGTTGTTAAATTACTCATCGCGTAGCGCCTCCGGAAGTATATCGTCAGGTATGTTAAGCGTACGTCCTTGAGCCCATGTCCCGTTATCGGCAAACTCATCATGTCTGGCGGTGGTTACTTGTTGGTTTTTAGATTTAAGCTCAAAAAGACCCGTCCAAGTGTTGGCGATGGATTGTTCTAAAATTTCGCTTGCTGTTGCAGTATTTCCGCCACTAAGTTTTAAGAGATTTTTTAAGATGCTCTCCAAAGTGCCTTGGGTCTTAATCTCTGCGTTTTTTCCTTTTGCTTTACGCATTTTGCAGTAAGCAGACCATTTGGTGCGGTCGATATAATCAATACCAAAATCTTGTAGAGATTGATCTTCAAAAACCAACCCGTCTAAATTTTCAGGGTTAATTTTTTCGGATTTTTTCGCACGCGTATTACTAACCGTTAGGTTAGTATTTGTATTTTGTGTAGTGTTTTTAATATTGTTTTTTGTGTGTTCACTTTCTGAACTAGTGACTGGTTCACTTTCTGAACTAGTGTGGTTCACTTTCTGAACTAGTTCACTTTCTGAACTAGTACTATTTCTGAATAAGTTGATGGCGTAAACGGAAGTATTTCTCGCTCCGACTTTGCGGACTAAAAGACCGGCATCTACAAGATTTTTTAACGCGTTAATTACCGCAGTTTTACCCGCGCCCGTAAAAGTCACAAATTGGCTGAGTGAAATTGCGTCAAACTCTTTACTCCAGCCTTTAGTTTTGCGGATTACAAGCAAATAGCATTTAAGCTCAACGCCGCCAAGCTCCGCCATTAAGTCATCAACTAACGCATTCGGAACTTGGAAAGAATTTGGGATAAAACGATTATCTGTACTCATGACATCAACTCCGATGCATAACGATTAGCGATCCACTGGATCCCTTTAGCGGTTACGCGTGTTTGGGTGAAATCATAGCCATTGTCTGTAATGCCGGTTTTAACAGTAAATAAATCCTGTGTGTGGGCTTTTTGGTATGGCAATAAGTTGTTTGATTGTCGATATAACACCTTGTCCGAAACTAAACGATTAATCATCTCGCGCTCAGGCATTTTTAAAATTTTTGCCGTTTCACGCAGAGATTTACTACCGGAAAACTCCACGTAGCGATCCACAAATTCTGCTTTCGGGCGCATTTCCTCTACGCGTTTTTCCGCCAACAGTTTTTGTTGTTCTGCCAGCTCTCGTTTCTCAAATTGTTCCGCCCAAGCTCGAGCAGATTCCGCAGGGTTTGTAAAATCCGGTAAAAGTGCAGTCGTTTTTTGTTGATTTTCCAACTCTTCCAAGCGGTCAATAATTTTTGCCCGCAGGTCGATTCTGTAACCGCTAACTAAAATCATTACTTCGCGCTTTGGCAGGTAAAAACATTGATACTCATTGCCTTGACTGGTTTTATACGTTCCTAAAAAATCAGGAGCGTTAAGATTTAGTTCGGTAAGCATTTTTTTTGCGTCTGTCATCACGTTGTCGTGGCGCTTTCCGCATAATTGAGCAATCTCAACAGTGCTCATCGTCAAAGTGCTTGCGTTTTTTGTTGAGATGTTTAATAATTGCTCCATATTTTGAAAACTCCTTGTGAGTGTAATTAGCCACGGTTGCCGCCGTGGTTTTTTATTGCCCCATTTCTTCAATCGCTTTCTTTGCTAAAGTGATTAAAGCCTTGTGTTCATCTTGCGGAATAACGCAAGATGCCCCTTTTACATGTACGCTTAACCCAATTTCATCTAGATAAGCACACACCATTTCGAGATAGTTAGTTTGGAATCTGCCAAGGTTACTTGGGTCAATCCCAATCTTTTCCGCTATCTCCTTGTTCGTCTTTTCAGACGATTTCTTGTAGATCAAATCCGCAATCTTCATTGCATCTTTGCTTAATTCATTGCGTGCCATTGCGCTTGCCTGTTGTTAAATTAAATTCCGTAAACATCCGGTAGGATTTCAGATTTTTTAACTTGTCTTTTCGTGGCTTTTTCAATCGCAACCGCCACGCTTGGAGGTGCTTTTGATTTGCCCGAAATAATTTGCGAAAGAAATGATGGGGCGATCCCAATTTTTCTTGCAAAATCAGCCTGAAATCCACGAGGTTTATCGGAAAAATATGCTTTTAAACTCATATAAATCTCGCTATTTAGTAAAAACTAAAGTGAGTTTAGTGACTGTTTAGTGTTTTGTCAAGAATATTTAGTTTTTGCTTATTTAGCTATTACTAAATAAAATCCAACCCAATGGAGGGTGTATGAAAAAAGCAAGATCACAAATGGCAGAAACAAGACGGGCAAACCTTAAAATATGGTTTTCCGACAAACAGCTACCGGAGAAAGATAAGAGTTTTATTTCGCAATTAATAAGTGGGAAAACTGAATCTTTTGGGGAGAAAGCGGCTAGACGATTAGAGCGAGATCATGGCATTCCCGATTTGTTTTTAGATAACCCAAACATAGCCAATACAGATTTGACTAACGCTAAATTTAGCGGTGGCACTATATCAATTACGACCGCTAATAAAATCTCCCATGGTGGGCAGTTAATAGCGCAATCAGAACAAGACGGAAATCACAAGCACCGGATAGATTATTTAGATGTGCGTGCGGCAGCAGGTCTGGTTGGCTTTGAAAACTCAGACTATCCCGAGATCGTATCAAGCCTATTTTTATCTGATGAGGGGATTTTACAAATTTTAGGGCGTAAGTCCGCCGCCGGAATCAAAATTGTTAACGTGCCAACAGATAGTATGGAGCCGACAATCCGTAAAGGCGATTGGGTGTTTTTAGATACCAACATTGATTACTACAACGGAGACGGCGTTTATGCGTTTGCAATAGACGATGCGCTATTTATCAAACGCATACAAAAACTTGTTGGCGGTGGGTATAGATTGCATTCGGACAATAAGGACTACGATCCGCAAGATATAACAGACGAGATCTACCAAACTGCAAAATTTGTTGGTCGATTTATCAAAACAATCCATATTGATGTTGCAACGTTATAAAGGTCAAAGGGGCAATCATGCGCGCGGTAGCACAAAGAATAAAACAAGAGAGAGAAAAACAAGGTAAGTCAACTATTGAGATGGCGCACATTTTAAGCGTGCCGGAACAAGAGATAATCCGAATCGAAAACGGTGATTTACAGCTCACAATGCGAGATATAGACGATTTTGCACTCGCCCTTGATGTTGACAAGGACTATCTAAAATTTGGTGATAGATGGAGCCCTAATGCGTCTATTAACCAATCCAACATAGACAATCCAACCTTTGATAGCTCCAATATTGCCACCAACACCGCAGCTAACATCACAAACAATTATTACTCAGATAACTCTATACAGTCACAAATCGACCGCATTGAGAAAGCCGCTCATGCCAGACGACTTGGTGCAATGTCTCAAATGGATCGTATTGAGGAGCAAAATAAACTACTCCTCGAACGTATGGAGCACCTAAATGAAAAGATTGACTTTTTGCTAACAGTTGGCGAAATCACGCCTAAGGATATTAAATGAGCGAAGTATTATATTATTGCGAATTAACCGATGAAGTTAAGTTTAACATCAAAGAGCCTATCCAAGTCAGAGACATTGTTAAATCACTAGAAGCGCTAGAAAAAATTGTAAAACAGTCTGCAAAGACATTCTCAAAACTTGGCGGCTCCGAAGTTGTTGATGTAAAGCTATATATTAAGACAATAGAAAAAGGTTCGTTAATTGAAAAAATTATCGTAAAATTAATAT